AACTCGATTCCCTCGTAGGCCGAACGCACGAGCCAGCGGGCGAGATCGTTGCTCACCGGCCACCTGGGTTCGCGGTTGCTGCGAGCGCTCGAACGTGTGCGATCTGGGCGGGTGGCATGGTGATTTGTGGCGGATTCCTGCGGAACGCGTCCTGAAAGCTGGCCGCAAGCGCCTCGCCCACAACGTGCCAGCTCGCCGGGTTGAACAGACTGTCGTCACGGACAGTGCTTTGGCGGTTGCCGAGCGTGTTGCGACTGAACGAGTTCACGGCTCGGTTGAGACCCTCGCCCGCGATCACTCCGCCGGCGAGAGCGCCACCGACACCGGCCGCAATCGTTCCGGCTCCCAGCGCACCGACCGGCGCCCCGAGCGCTCCGATCACACCAGGAGCCGCAGCTCCCGTCGCTGCAGCGACCCTACCGGCCGCGCCGATCGCACCGACGCCATTGGCTAGTACTCGGCCGGCCGCGGCGCCACCGAGGCCCGAGAGAGCGTTTCCGAGCAACCCTCCGCCGGCCTGCGCTGCGGGTGCCGAGAACGGGTGAGCCTTTTCCCAGTCTGCCAGTGCGCTGGAGAATCGAACGAGGGCGTTTGTCGCGTCGGTGAGGGCCGTTTCGTTGCGTTCTTGGGCCTGCGTCAGCTTGGACATTTCGTCATTCGCGAAAAGGCCCTCGCCGCGCTGGACGTCGCGCTCAGTGAAATCGCTGCCAGCGCCCGAGATCATGCGACCGATCGCGCTGTTTCCCTCGCCACCCATCAGCAACCCGAGAGTGCGGCGCCAGTTGGCTTGAAGCGCCTGCGGATTGCCATGGCCACCACCAGCGAAAACGTTTTGCATCGCAGTGGAGTCGCCGTGAAAAGCCGTTTGCAGGTTGCGAGATAGCCCGAGAGCGTCGGTAGAGCGCAAGTGAGATCGCCCGTTCGCATCGCGTGCAAATAGCGCCGCTTCTGCGGCCGCATTCCCAGCGCCACCGTTCGAGCTACGCAGGTTCTGGAGCATCTTTTGTTGAGTGACGTCACTCTGCAGAGAGTTGCCCATCTGGGCCATGATGTTTCCCATCATGCGCGGGCTCTGGCCCATCGAGCGGCCCACTTCCATCTCTGCGAACGTCTGGAGCACGGCCTGTTGAGTCGCGTGTGCACGGTCCGCATCCGATGCGTTTGGATTCGTGCGACGAAGCGCGGCTTGTGATTGGGCGATCCGCTGTTGAATGGGCGCCATGGCAGTGCTCGTCACGGATCCGAGTTCGATCGCTCCACGTTGCGCCATGCCGGTCATTGCGAGCAGCGTTTGGCGTCGTTGCATCGGGTCCGTGATGCCGCTGTTCTGCAACATCCCAGAGACACGGAGCACTTCGCCGGTGTCCTGTCCGGTGTTTCGCGCGAACCGCATCGTCTCGAGCGAGCTGCGCATGTTTGCGACCCGCTCGCCCTGCGTGCTGCGAGAGTTCCCGAGCACGTTGAATTCTGTTTGAGCTCGGTTCACGCCCTCGGCCAGCTCCGCGCTGCTCATCCGGTTGTCTCGAGCGAACTGGTAGACCATCTCTTGCAGTTGCGGCGCATCGGCCCCGCCAGCGCCAGCCTGGTAGATCGCGTTGCTGATGCTGCGAGACGTGAGCGCGCGGTGTTCGCGAGCGCCTTGAATCTGCCCGTGAAGTCCAGACGCGTATGATGTGGCAGCGCCAAACGCAGCCTGACCCATTCGCCCGCCCGTGGCGCTCCAGCTGGACGATCGGCGTGCGTCGGCGCGGCGAATATCTGCCTCTGCACGCTCGCGCTCGCGACGCATTGCGGTCGCTTCCTGGCGAGCGAACCCGATAGCGTCCTGAACTCTTTTACGGCCTTCTCGCCTGGCCTCGAGCGTTGCATCTCGCTCGGACTGCTGACGCGCGCGAAACATGGCGAATGCCATCTTGCGTGTCTGATCCGCTTCCTTTTCAACACCACGGACACGTTCACGACGCATGTTCTCTGAAACGCGATTGGCATCCCTGAGTGCGCGCGAAACCTGATCCTGTGAGCGCTCGCTCGCGCGACGTCGAATCGACTGCTCCCGAAGCTCAACGCGCGTGCGTTCTCGTTGTGCCGCTGCTTCGGCTCGATTCTGCCGTTGTAGTAACCGATCAATCGAGTTGATCGCCGCCTGCTCGTTCGCGACCCGATCCCTCGTCGCGCGACGACCCTCCGCATTGATGGCCTGCGCGGCGGAGCGGTACATGCCCGCGACTTGGCCAAGCGTGCGGCGAAGCTCCTCACCGCCGGCCGTCGATATGCGGAAGATCGCTTCTGACATTAGCCGTTACTCGGTGTCTGTGGCGTCTGGGGGGTCGATTCCAAACCGATATCGCTCGGCCATTTCGAGCTCATAGTATCCAAGGAGCTGGGACTCGTCGGCGTCGGCAATTGATCGGCCAGTGAGAGCGCGATGTTTCTCAGCGTACCGAAATCGCAAGACGTCAAGTACTCGGACAAGTCCCCGGCGGCTTTTAAATCGAGAATCCGCCTCACGATCTTCTGCGAATCGTTCTCTTTTTTGTGCGGATCGCGCTCGTCGATGAACGCGGCCAAGTGCATGCACAAGTAATCGCGCTCGTTCGGCCCCAGCGCCTCGCGAAGATCTTCGATGGTCCCGACGGGTGAGTCAGGATCCTTCGCGTCACGCATCACGCGCGAGAGCAATTGACGCTGCTCCTCGGCTGAATACAGCTTCGATTCCATCGCCAGCGTGGCCTGGAATTCGTCGAGCTTGAGTTCGTCTTTCAGGTAGCGAGTGGCATCGGCCGCGGACTCCGCAACCTCTTCATCGTTCGGGTTCCAGAACACCACGTCAATGCCATCGCCGCCAGGGAAAGCCACGGGCTTGGACTGCGGGCGCCTACGCGACCGCATGAGCTTCGAGAGCGGCGTGTCATCAAGTCGGTCCTCGCGAGCCATTAGACGTCCTGGATCGGGCTCGGCGAGCCTTCGATCTCGAAGTCGAACTCGTCGCGCTTGTTTACGCTGCTCGCGAGTTCCACCGACTGGATGATTCCCTCGATGGAATAATCCATATCGCCCGACCGGTAGACCACGGTGAACACCTGATCGTTCTCGAACGCGCGGATGATTCGCTTACGCTCCGAGGAGCTTCGCGCAACCGCGTTCTTGCACGACACCTTGGCCATCTTGTGGCCAAAGGATGGGCCTGCGTCGCCCGTGAGCGTGTTGGTCCACTCGCCGTTGGACTGAATCGAGATCTTCAAGTCGAGCGCTTTGGTCACTACCGAAGCGCCGATTCGAAGAAACCCGTTTGAAGCGAATATCGTTGCCATGGCGTTAGCCCACCTGGTCCAAGAGACCTGCGAAATTGTGGAATCCCTTGATCACTTCGTATGGGACGTAGCCAATTGCTTGGCTCTTGTTGCTTGGGTCGATCTCGACCGCGAACTCGTTGAGGTGAGCCGAGACATTCGAGAACAACCCTTGGTCCTCCATGTCCATTGCCCATTTCTGCAGGTATGACTTGAGAAACGAAGGAGTGACCGAGTCCTCGTGCTTCGGCGGGCGAGGCCCATCGGGCACCAGGTTTTTGTGTGCGAAGTCGATGGCCATGCGGGCCTCGATGTCGTCTTGCGCGAAGTGCGTGACCTCTGGAACCGTCGTGTCTAGCCCGCTGTAGTTCGCGTTGCCTGCGGAATCTTTGCACCGCGACGTAACGGATCGAACGATCCGCACGCAACCCGGGTTAGCGCTCGAGGGTTCGAGCGGAGTCAGCCCTCCGTTGAGCGCGAGTTCGATCTCAGTGCCGAGCGGCTGGTCAGCCGGATCGTCCTGCACTTTGATGGTCGCCATTTCGGTACCATTTAGATTGCAACCACGATACGTCTGCTCGCCCTTCGCGGTGCCGCCCGCAACCGAGCTGTCTCCCCAGATGCGCGCCGAAGCTTCCTGCGCCGCGATCTGGCCGCTGGTGTTGCGCGGGTTGTAGTGCCACACAGCTTGGAAAAGGATGTTGTTTTCGTTCGCCACGTCCGTGATCGCAGACGACACGTCTTTCAGACACGCCACAATCGCGCGTTGGCGCTTTCGCTCGGCAATGCCAGAATACGTGTTCACGTGGTTCTTGATCTTCGTCCAGTTCCCGGTGTCGACGTGGGCAGCTGCGATGTGATGGAATTTTTGCGTGGCCATTGCGGCCAGCGCGTTCGTCACGTCGTCGGCCGTCGTGCCGGCCGTACCGGTGCTCGTGCCGATCTTCGAGATTGCGTGAACCGCCGTGGCGGTTCCGCCGTTGAGCGCCACCGTTAGACCGGTCACGCCATCTCGGAAGAACACATCGATTGGGGCATCGTTTCCGCGCAGACCCTTTTGTTTCCAGGTCACCGTGACGGTGGTGGTGCCCGATGCGGTCACCGGCCAGTTCGTTTTTGCGTTGATCGCTGCGGCGACATTCGTTCCGACCGTGCTAGCGGCGTCGGTGTTGGCAACCGCGACGTCAACCCACTCGTCCAGGATCTTGACGCGAATGGTGCCGGCTGCCGTGGCAGTGCCGGCGAACAGCATCAATGCCGTCGCGGCAACGCCGACGCTCTCGGTGACAGGACAGATCCAAACCTCCGGCACTCGCCATTGAGCGAACACCGCGCGGATCATCAGGTCGAGTTCAGAGCCAGCTCCCGTGAGCGTGGTCCCGTCGTCTGCCGAAGCGCAAAACACCGGCGTGTCCAACGTGGCGGTACCGGCGCTGGTCTTGTTGCCTATCAGGCACAAGCGCATCGGTGCACCGCCCGAGACGTTCGATGCACTGCCGAAGCGTGCGGAGAAGACCATGGCGGGGCGCTTCGTCGACGAGGAAAACCCCGAAGGCAATGTGAGCGGCATTAGACGGCTCCTTTGGCTTCAACGAGTTCCAGCGCACCGGTGCGGATCGCCTTGCGGTAAAACGCATGGTCAGCGACCAGCTCGCCCTCGAGCAAGATCGCGCCTGCATCGTCGCGGCCTACAAGCCTCGTTCGCGACGTTCGCTTGCCGTTGTCGTCAATGTGCAGAGTCGGGCCTTCGCCTCGCGCTCGCACGCGAATCGTGGGGAATTCCATTGTGTGTCTCCTGTTAGAAATCGTTGCGCGATTGCGAGACGGGGTTGTCGAGTTCGTTCCCGTCCAAATCGAAGTTGGTATCGATGCGAGTCAGCGGAACGCCCTCGGCGTCCTGCTCCACTTGTTCACCTGCGTAGTCGGCCGAGAACCGCAGCACGCGGGCGTATACCACGCCGTGCTCGGTCCGCGCCCTGCGTGCGCCCCGACATCTCACGATGCCAGTGCCAGCAAGTCCGGGGATCGCGAGACCCGTGATGGCTTTGCGAACGGAGTCGGTGAGCGCGAGATATCCGGGCGCGTTCGTCGAGCCCTTCTCGGCCTCGGCGTCGCCGCGTGGATCCTCGACCACGACGTAGACGCAAAACGTCGCGCGGAAAACTTCTTCGATCTCGCCTACGAGCGTTTCGACCGTCAACTCTGGAACTGGATCGTCGCTCTCCTGCGAAAGCAACGCGGCGGGTGTGTTGCCAAGCGTTGCCTCAGCGAGCGCCTGTTGCGTCGGCTCGCCGTCGAAACGAGCGATGAGCGTGAAGTCTTTCGAGCCCAGTGGGCCCGTAGACTGCAGGGCCGTAAAGAGCGCGTCCTCGATCGAGTCGAGCGTTGCGGACGGTTCGTCGATCACCGGAACCCCGCGACGCTCACGGCGCGATCAAGCGCACGGTTGCAATCCTGCTCGAAGAACGGCTCGATGTAGTTCCACGCGGGGCGCAGGTATGCGAACTCTGGCCGCGCCTCGAGATAGCTCGCGTAATCCATACCGGCCACTACGCCGCCTTGCAGCGTGCCAGCGAGGAACGTACCGCTTGGTGGTAGGCCTTCGATGGACTCCTCCAAATTGCCGGTGCGGTTTTGCCACCGGTGCATGGCTTTGGCGGTCTGCGCCAACCGATCGCCCGTGCGCTCGAAAACGCCGTCCATCTCATCGTCAATCTCATGGTCGAGCGCTCGGAAGCCTCGCTCGATTGCACTGATGTCGAGTTCTGCTGCGAGTGAAAACATCAGAATGCCGTTGGGTCTTTTCGGTCTCGTGCACGACCGAACGATTGCGTGTTCTCACCAACCGCGTCCGTGATGTTGCGCACGGCCGCCCGTGGCTTCGATCGACCTGCAGCGCTGGTCTTCACGCGGTTGCGATTGTCTTCTGAGAGATCGTCGAAAAACTTATCCGCGCGAGTTGCCGCTGCCATAAACGGCATGCGGTGGTCATTCGTGAACAGCGGGTTATAGAGCACAGCTTCGAGACACACGTAGGCCACGATAGCGCCCTTGATCGCTTCATCCACCGTGCCGCCTGGCGCGTCGAATGCCGCATCGAAGTACGCGGCGCACTTCATCTGCGCTCGCGAATCCCCGCTTGCAATACAAGTGGCCAGGTACGCCGCATCGACGTGGCCAGTCTTGTTGCGGTCAAACAGGCGCAGGTACACCGTAGGGAGCACCCGCGCCTGAATGTCCTCTGCCGTAATGAGAGCCATCGAGCTAGTTAGGCGATCACTGCCGTTGCGAGGTACCCCGCGTTTGCACCACCGACAACAACGTCGTCATCAGAATGCACGACCTTGATGAAATTGCCGCCTCGTGCGCCCGCGATGGGAGCGAAGATCGACTGCACGCCGAACGGAGGAACACTGCCGGCGGTGAACCGGAAGGTGTATCCAAACGTGCCGGTCATGCGCGGGCTGGGATTCGGCTCGACGCGGATAAGCGCCATGCTCTTTCCCCAGATGAACGAATACGACGCCGTCCCGCCTTCGCGAGCGGTGTTGTACCGGCTTTCGCCGATGATCACCTTGTCGAGTCTGAACGCCTTCGCAACGGTCTCGGGATCGACGAGCAGCGGAGTAGGACCCGCCGAGGTCGATGCACGAGAGATCACGTAGGCGATTAGCTTGGCGTTGGTACGGAGCTGGTCCCACGCTTCTGCACCGATCACCATCACGTTCGGGCGAACGAGTGGTTTGCGGATCAGCCCCAAGATCACCTTGGCGGGATCTGAGGTCGTGTCGAACTTGTCGCCCGATGCGAGATCGCCAGTGTTAGAGCCGTAGTTAGCAGCGCCGAACACAACCGCTGCCACGCGGATTTCGCGCGCCAACATCAAGTAGTTCATCAGCACGCGCTCGGAGATCAATCGCGGCTCAAGCGGCGCGTCGGCGTTCGCCTCTTCATCCGTCGAGATGAAGTCCATCAAGCCATAGTCCTTGCACAGGTACGTTCCGGCCGTATCGAGCGATGCTCCGGCGCGGTTCGGCGATGCTTCCTGCGAAGCGATGAGCGCCGTCGGTACGTTGAAAGACGTTTCAGGTTTCAGCTTG